TGTCGCACCATTAAAGCGCAATGATATTTGACCATCTGCACTGGCAAAACCATTAACCACTAAAATCAAATCGGTATAAGTTCCAGGGATGCTGGTAAAAGTAATAACTCCAGCAGAACCAAGAGTGGTTGAGGCAATCTGTGTGTATGTATTTCCTGCGGCCATATTATTTCACCCCGTAAAGTGCTGCTTGAGTATATTGCGCAAAGTTAGCGTTACCTGTTAAAACAATTGAAGTAATTGCTGCTGTGCTTGACCAAAGGTTAGAACCAAAGACAACATAGCCAGAACCATTTTGGTCATAAGAACTTATGTATCGGCTAGTTTTGTATTTGTTTGTGTTTGTGTAATCTAAAATATCAAGGATGCCACCTGCTGGCCCTGTTGTAGCGGCATTACCCAAAACTGCTGGAAAGTATGAGTTGCTTGCGGTTGCATAAGCGGCAGCGGTTGCGCCATCGCCTTGAATGTTATGTGCATAATAATTGCCAACGGTAGTATCACCGTTGTATCTAAGTGTTGAACCGCTACTTGGAGTATTTCCAGAAGTTGAAAGCATACGAATTTGAAGATGGCGATAAGTTTGAGGGATTGAACTGAAGGTAATGCTTGCAGTAGAAGTTCCTAAAGTCACCGTTGCAATGCTGTCATAGTCTTTGCCTGGCGCCCAAAGGTTGCCTGAGATGCTAGAGGCGATTATTCCTAAGTTTGGCATCAGGCAACATCGCCCGTCACTAACCAAGTGTCAGTTGCGATTTTGATGCAAGAAGCAACTGAATTGACCACTCGAAGTTTTGGAGCTGTTGAAGTTGCGCCTGTTGAAAGAACTGTTGTTGTGCCTGAAGTTACCGCCTGAATTGTTGGCTGACCTGCGCCCGTAATCCACGCAACATTTATCTGAGTTCCAACAGGATAGGCAACGCTTGCATTTGTTGGGATTGAAAGTGTCTGCGCTGAGGCGTTGTTTGATGTTACCAACTTGCCGTTATCAGCTAGAACGAAAGTGTAGGTCGTTGATGTGTTTGCGTTGATGCTCAAGTTCAACTTAGGGTCATTGATCGTTGGCGAAGTTAAAGTCTTATTTGTAAGTGTTTGGGCAGTTGTCAAATCAACTGTTGTTCCCGTATCAATTGAAAGAGTAACTGCGCCCGAAGTACCGCCACCGCTTAAACCTGTTCCTGCTGTTACTGCGGTGATGTCACCAGGGTTTGAAACATCTATCCAAGAACTGCCGTCATACAGTTGAAACGCATTTGTGCCTGTTAAGTAAGAGAACATTCCTTCGGCAAGAACACCTGAAAGGGCGGTTGTGCGAGCTGATGAATCAGCAAACACCATAATAACCTGTTGTTGCAAGTAAGTATTTACTTGCGCAGCCGTTAAAACATCGCCGGTATTAAATAAACGGTAGCCCGCACCTGCCATTGTTATCTCCTTGTTAGTAACTCAGGATGCCTGAGTCAAGTCTGCCTTGAGTTGTGCTGTCCAATAAAAACGCCTGAATGATAGGTTCAGATGTTAGCAAAATTGTGTTCCAACTTCGCGGTGTTATATCGTGAGCAATGCCTTGAACAAATAACTCACGGGTGACGGTTGAACCGCCGGGAACTGCCTTAGTGATATTGATTAGGTCAAAGATTTCAGAATCAAGAGCTGCGATGATTCGAGTTTCTGCCGCTTCATCGTAAAGGTTCAAAGTCATTGAATCAATGCGCAAAACTGCATCTTTGCGAGCTGCCAAAAGCATAACTGCCTGATTGTTTGCCTCTGTGTTGGTTTGAACTAGCAAACCATCTCTAACGCCTGAGTGCAAAAAGTAAGTATCAATTGAGGTTTGGTCAAAAACATTCTGAACCGCAAGCCCCAAACCTTGAACCGTAACATCATTGACAATCAAGGTGTCATCGTAGGCGAAGTCAATGCCCTGATAAAAAATGCCTGTTCCATCATCGGCGTAAACAACAGGCGTTGAGTCTGCCTTCTTGCTGACATCTGATCGGGAAAGGTAATTTACGGTTCCCAAAGAATCAAGATAGAAAGCGCCAAATTCTGATTTTTCAACTAATTGAATTGCCCCAAGCACATCGCGGTTGGCGGTGCCAGGGTCATTTTGAAGTTCTGAATCGCCTGTTGAAATTGCCCGTTGGGATTGAGGCCAATCAACTAAATCAAGAAAGTTGGTAATGCGTGAACCCGACAATTGCCCCGCCGATGCGCCCGCCAAGGTGGTAACGCTGACATTGTTGAAGAATCGGAATCCATCAACGCATTTGAGGGTTACGCTTGAGGTTTCACTCACGCCAACTTTGAAATTTGTGTCATAGCTTTGAATGTAGCCCGCAAAAAGTGGGTACTGAACGCCCTCATATTCGCCCCAAATGCGGATTTTACGCAATGGAACTAACTTGCCGTAATAAGGCGATGCCGGGTTGCTTGGGTTATACGCGCCCGTTGTATCCTCAAGAACAACTGTTGCTGAACCCGCTTCAAACTTGTCCAAGATACGGTTTCGACCACGCCGAATTCCAACGCGCAAAATGGTGCTTGAGATGTCGGCGCTGTCATCGGCATCAGCTAACTGACCCGTGCCAAGTTTGCCTTTAATTGCATCACCTAAAGTGAAAGCGGTTGAAACAAATGCGGGGCCATTGGTGAAGTCAATGCTCGCCTTGAGCTGTGGTAGCCCTGCCATTAGATTGAAATCGCAGACAAATTGATTGACTTACCCGATTTTTGAAGTCCAAGAATTTGATCGCGAATTACTGCTACCAAATCGCCTTCGCTGATAACGCTGCCGCCAACATTGATCGTGATGTTTGAACCACCACCCATTGAACCCATTTGTGAAAGTGGAATTACTGCCTCAGGGCCAGCCTCGCCAATCATTGAAAGTGTTGGTGATGTAACGATGCCGCCTGCTGCTAAGAATGGAATTTGATTTTTTAAGTAATCAGGCAAACTGCCACCGAAACCGCCGCCTGTGTTGCCACTTGATGGTGGAATTACAGGTGATTGTGCGCCAATACCTGCTGCGGCTGCGGCGTAACTAGATAAAGCGGCTGTTGCTGAAATCCAACCAACGGCGGCGGCATCTGAACCCGCTGTGATGCTTGGGTCATAAGTGAAAACACCTTCAGAAATTTCTTTGTAGGCTTCAACGCTACCGTAAGCCAAAAGCCAAGCACCTTCAGCTTCAACGGGGGCGGCAAATAGGCTTGGGTCATAGCCAAATTCTTCAAGAATTTTGGCAAGATATTTTTCAACCTCGGCCTTGGTCATTCCCCATTTGGTGCTAAGGTTATTGACCTCAGTTAAATCAATCTTGCCGTCACTTGCTACCTTAAAAGCGGCAGCATAATCATAAACTTGCTTTTCAGTTAATTTCCACTTGTCCTGCAACTTGCCAATTTCAGCATCGGATAAAGTGCCATCATTTAGTGCGGCAAAGAAATCAAGGTACTTTGCAGCTTCTTGATAAGTGATGCCCCAAGTTTCAGCTAACTTAGCAACTTCAGAGGCGCTGACTTCATTATCACGAACTGAAATAATTGTTTGAACATAAAGTTGCGCGGCGGTGGTAGTAATTCCCCACTTGGCGGCAAGTAACTCAAACTCAGCAGGCGTGATCTTGGTGTCAGCAAGCGCCATCAAAATATCGTTATAGCGCATTGCTGCTTCGGTTGCCGCGTTGTTTTGTTCAATTTCAAACTTACGGGCAGCAACAAAAGCAGCGAATCTTGCTTGTTCAGCAATTGCGCCTTGCTTGACTAGATTGAGGCGAGCCGCTTCAAGTTGGATTGGGTCATCTTCATTTCTTGCTGTTGCTCCTGCTTTAGTAAGGGCGGCTTGCGCTTTAAGGCTATCTGCCTTTTTCTTAGCGGCGATAGCTGCTTCAGCAGCAGATTTTCTAGCGGCAGCAGCAGCGGCAATTTCAGCTTTAGTTAATTTTATAACAAGTTTTTCAGTTGATTCATAAACTCGATCTGCTGACATTGAATAGTTGCCAAGTGCGGCTGTTTGGGCATTGATTGAATCTGTTGCTGTGTCAATTGCTTTGCTTGATTTATACATTGCAAGACCAATGCCACCGGCTGTTGCAACAAATACGCCAATCGCAGCTGAGGCAGCAAGAGCTGAAACACCGCCTGTTGCAAATGCAGTTGCGGTACCAGCAACAGTTGCCTGAATTGCTTGTTTCTTAAATGCTAGTGCTAAAAGTTCAATAACTTTAATAAAAGCATAAACTTTTGAAGCAACAAATAAACCAGCCAATACGGCGCCAAATGCTTTAACCATTCCCATATTGCGTGAAATAAAACCAAAGAATTGAACCATTTTGACAACAACTATTTGCAAGTTTTCAAAAACTGATTTTAGGCTTGCGGCAATCTTATCTTTATTGGCAGATGTCCACGCTTCAAGTGCGGGCAAAACATTTGCTTGAATATAAGAGGCAAATTCTGTAATAACAGGCAAGAGGGCATAACCCAAAGTTTCAAGAACTTCGCCATAAGCAATTTTCAAACCTTCAAGTCGGCCTGCCAAAGTATCGGCAGCAGCGGCAGCGGCACCTTTTGAAACTCTTGAAACAGTATCAAGTGCGCCTGCAAAATCTTTAGATTTGACCGTGACGGCAGAAATCTCAGGATAAAGCTTCTTTAGCGCACCGATGTTGCCGCTGTGAGCTTTAGCAAGTAATTTTGAAGCAGTAACTAAATCAATCTGCTTGTTTGCAGAAATATCAAGAGCAACACTTTGAAGTTTTTGCGCTTCGGTAATTGAGCCTGTAACTGCCACCAATGCTGATAAAGATGGGCGCAGTTGGTCATCGGCAACATTGAACAACTTTTGCTGTTTGGTTATGTATTCTTCAACTGAGGCAATAGCTGAATTAGTAGCGCCAACAGTATTTTTTAACGAATTGGCAAGAAGTACCTGCGATTTTTGATCTTCCACCGCAGCTTGAACTGCATCTTTACCAATTTTGCCAGCAAAGGCAAGTGCTGCTCCACCTGCAAGGGCAAATGCTTTAGTTGCTTTTTTAGAAAAGGCATCAAAATCTTTGCCTAATTTGGCAATATCTTTTTGAGCTGCCTTTGAACCTTTGGCGCTGTATTGGCTAACTATGCGGGCAACTACTGCTCCAACTGCCATTGATTAGCCCTTCTTATTTGTGTTTAAGTGCTGCTGAAGTGTTCTTTCGGCATCTTCAAGTGCATCTGCAATTTTCTTTTCAATCTCAGCCTTGCTTTTATCAACAACCGACCAAATAAGGCGTGAGGCTTTACTGAACCAATTAAGATTTTGAATAAATTGCCCGCTGCCACCTAATCGCCCGCCAACTTCAAAGATAACACCTGCGGCTGATTTGTTGATCAAAGCACCTGCCGAAGTTGTGTAATCTGCGCGAACTTTACCTTGGGCGCGAGTAGAAACAATGCCTGTCTTAATTGCGCCTGTATCCCAAGCAGGCCAACCCTTACCACCGCGAGAAGTCTTGCTTGGATTCTTTGGCTCAACCTTACGCCAACCGCGCATTGGTGTATCTGATTGGGAACTTCCAATTTTATCAACTTTGTTGCGAGCTTGATCTCTTGCTTGGCGAAGTTCAGCAGAAATAACTTTGTTAAAGCCCTTGACGGCATCTTCATCAAATTTCTTCAATGCCGCCAAGGTGTCTTTAACACCGATCAAAACAAATGCTTTTTCAGCCATTATTTACTCCGCGCTTTGTTGCGTTCTTTTATGTAGGCAACGATTGCTTCCAAAATGCCATCGGGGGCATCTAGTAAATCAAGTGGAGATAATCCCGACTCCACCGAAATTGCTGCTATTGAATAAGTCAGGCTATCTCGGTGGATTCGGAATTTGGGTCTGTAAGTAACTCAACTGAAACTAAATCGTCAAGAAAACCGTTACCAAATGGCTTCACAACTTTGCCGTTAGCGGCAAGAGCTGCGTGGCCTAAATAATAAATGTGTTCTAGCTTTTGTTCTTCGCCAAGTAACTTAGCAAATCCCTTGCCAAACTTTTGCTCAAACCCAACGATGATTCGGGGAGTCAGCGAAAAGACTCCCTCGAAACCATCTGTTGTTTTAACTTTGATCTGTAATCCATCCATTGTTTTCCCCCTTGTTTAGTTAGGATGTTGCTTTTGTGATTGCGCCTGAAATTGGCCAAGTAACTGAAGCGGTGGCAAGTTCGCCAACGCCACCGTTAAGTGGTGTCCATTCTGATACAAGAACTGAGAATGTATAAGAAGGATTTGTTGCGCTTACTGCTGCATTGACAGGTTTTACGGTGCAAGTTACGGCGGTGCCAAGTAAAGGATAAATTACTTGTTCAACGCTTGAAGTTGCGTAATCCTGGTGAAACTCGAAGGTCGCAGAATTGTCAGCCAATCCGGCCACCCGGGTCTTTGCGGTATTTCCGAAACTGGTGGTTTCGACAATATCAAATGATGTTGCCAAACTTAGGCTGCTAATGTGGTCAGACAAGTCTGAGTTTGTACCGAATACAACTTGTGCGTTTGTTAATACTAATCTTGCCATTTTATGCTGTCGCCTTTGTGATAGCGCCTGAGATAGGCCAAGTTACGGATGCGGTTGCGAGTTCACCAACTCCACCGTTAAGTGGTGTCCATTCAGAAACAAGTGCTGTGAAAGAATATGAAGGTGATGTTGCACTTACGGTTGAAGTTG